ATCAGCCGCATGGATGAGGCGCTTAACTGGGTGGCAGGCATCCCTGCCGAGAATCACCGCCGCGTGGTGCTGCTCTGGATGATGATCAACCCGATATCAGGCCGCCACCGCTACAGTTGGCGTGTGATCGGCAGCAAAATGGGCATAAGCCACGTAACCGCAAAAGGCTGGTTTTCTGCGGGTCTCAGTGCCATCACAAAAAAAAATTACACCTGACTGCATTTTTTACTTTCCAAACTTACCAAAATGCAGTGTTTTGAGCGTCATGATTAGGGGTCGTGTAGCCTACGGGGTGCGCGGCCTTTTTTATTGACCGGAGAGCTGCAATGGCACCACGCCTTAAATGCATCGCTCCCAGCGTTGCAACGATCGACACCCGCATAGCTCGTCCACCGCCAAAAAAGGCTGATCCCTTCTACCTGTCTCCAGCATGGCGCTCTCTCGTACGCCAGATCACGGCAGTCCGTGGCTGCCGGTGCCAGGAGTGCGGTCGCGAGGGTGTCCGTCTCTTTGGTGACCACGTCCATGAGATCAAGGATGGTGGCGCGAAACTGGAGCCATCCAACATCCGCCTGCTGTGCGGCTCCTGTCACACTAAGAAAACCGCCCGCGTCAGGGCACAGAGGATGGCAGAAAAATATGGAAAAAACGGCTGATTTCTGCGGTTTTTTCATAGTTTTCCACCAAATTACGTGACCTGACCCGGCCAGCGGTGGGGGGTAGGCAAAAGTCTGGCCGGTTAAGGCACCCCAACCGCGCCAGTCTCACGCGCAGATTTTTTCTGCTGTTTGAAAAATAATCAAATAATCAAAGGAGAGATATCATGGCTCGTGGCGGTCAACGCGACGGTGCTGGCCGGCCCAAAAAAGAAGGACCGACTGAATACGCTGGCCCTCAGATTGAAGATGCCTCCCGCCTCACGCCACTTGAGTTTTTTAAGGCCGTTTTCAGGGATTCTGAAGCGCCTTTTGATGTGCGTTATAAGGCAGCGCAGGAAGCAGCTCCGTTTGTTCATGCAAAGCTAGCGCCTAAAGAGGCAGATGGTGATGGGCAGGCCAGTATGGCCGATGACTGGGATAAGGTCTTATCCCCAGCAGCTCAGGAAAAAGCTCAGGCGAAAGCTCAGGGGCGTAAAAACGGAATGCATTGATGGCATGGGATCTGAGTTGCCGGGACTGGCGCGAACGCATTAAGTCTGGCCGCTCCCTTATGCCGTCGCTGCCGGAACTGAATGTCGAGCGCGGTGAGCTGGCAGTCAGGATTTTCGACCGCCTGCGTATCCCTGACGTAGTCGGCACTCCCCTTCTGGCTGATGCTGCTGGGGAATGGTTCCAGGAAATTGTCTTTGCCCTTCATGGGTCTTTCGACCCGGAAACACGGCAACGGATGATCCGTGAGCTGTTCCTGCTCGTCCCGAAAAAAAACGCGAAAACCACGCTCGGTGCAGCGCTGATGCTCACATCAGTGCTTATCAATGACCGTCCTCGCGCTGAATTTCTGATCGTCGCGCCAACAAAAGAAATTGCCCAGCTGGCCTTTGACCAGGCTACCGGGATGATTGATCTTGATAGAGGCCTAAAGCGGCGTTTTCATATTCAGGACCATAAAAAGACAATCACCTATCTGCCAACAAAGGCAACGCTCCAGATTAAGACGTTTTCTCCGGACGTCATGACGGGCGTGAAGCCTTCTGGCATTCTGGTCGATGAAGAGCACGTTATCGCGGAAAAGTCAGATGCAAGCCGCGTCATGGGCCAGATACGGGGCGGTATGATCAGCCAGCCAGAGGCATTCTTGCTGATCATCACCACGCAAAGCGAAAAGCCGCCCCGCGGTGTCTTTAAAGCTGACCTTATGCAGGCCCGTGCCATTCGGGATGGCCTTGTGCAAGGGCACACGCTGCCAATCATCTATGAACTGCCTGAAGATCTTCAAAAGCCTTCTACCCTGCCGGGTGAACCTGCTGCATGGGAAGATCCAGCCTGCTGGCACATGGTGCTGCCGAACGCCGGACGCTCTATCACGGTCGAGCGTCTGAAGCAGGATTACGCGAAAGCGAAAGCTGACAGCCTTGAAGAACTCACCCGCTGGGCCTCGCAGCATCTGAATGTCGAAATCGGCCTTGCTCTCAGGAATGACCGCTGGGCTGGCGCGGATTACTGGGAACAGCAGGCCGATCCAGACCTGACTGTGGATGAAATCATCACCCGGTCAGACGTGATCGTGGCCGGGATTGACGGTGGTGGTCGCGATGACTTGCTGTCCCTGACTCTTCTTGGCCGGGACAGCGTCACCTCAGAATGGCTCCACTGGTCGCGGAGCTGGGTGTGGGAAGGCGTCTTGCAGATCCGCAAGCGCGAGGCCTCGCAACTGGAGGACTTTAGTAAGCAGGGAGATCTTGTTGTCTGTAATGAGCCCGGCATGGATATTGAGCACCTGTCCGACACGCTTGGCGGGGTAAACAAGTCCGGAAAGCTTGCCATGGTTGGCCTTGATCCGCAGGGTGTGGGTCTCATTGTCGATGCTCTGGCCGAGCGCGGCATTGATGGTCCGCGTGTTGTCGGCGTGGCGCAGGGCTGGACGCTGTCTGGTGCTATAAAAACGACAGAAAGAAAACTGTCTGACGGAAGTCTGCTGCATTGCGGGCAACCCATCATGGCGTGGGCAGTCAGCAACGCCAAGGTGGAGGCGCGAGGCAACGCCATCATCATCACCAAGCAGGCTGCCGGTTATCTCAAGATTGATCCGCTTATGTCGCTACTCAATGCAGTGGTGCTCATGAGCAAAAACCCACAGGCAAAAACTACCATGAGTAGCTTTATGCGCAGAGGAATCCTATCGGCATGAAAATCAGGAACAGGGTCAAAGGCTGGCTGTATAAAGCAGTTGATGCCATGGCCCTTACAGTCACGGGGGTGTCCCTGACAGACCTGCGGCTGGGCATGTTCCTGGCTGGTGGGCCAACTGTCAGCGGCAAGCTGGTTACGGTCGATACCGCGATACAACTGGATACTGTCTGGGCCTGTGTCCGGCTTATCTCCGATACGATCGCCTCCATGCCGCTCAAACTCTACCAGCGGCAAAGCGATGATACCTCGCTCCTTGCGCGTGATCATCCGCTTTACCGCATCCTCTACTCCTCTCCGAACGCCGACATGACAGCAATGGAGTTTTGGTCTGCCGTGGTTGGCAGCCTGATGCTTTGGGGGAACGCTTTTGCCCAGGTGATCCGGCGCGGGGATGGCTCTGTCATTGCCCTCAATCCTCTGCGTCCTGATCGCATGTCTGTCAGGCGAGATCCCGACACAGGCGGTCTGGTCTATACCTACAACTATCAGGGCGCATCTCTTACGCTGGATGAAAGCCAGATCCTGCACATCAAGGGTTTTTGCCTGGACGGCATGATGGGCATTTCCCCCATTTCTGCCGGGCGGCAGCAGATGGGTGCAGCCATGGCCGCCGAAGATGCAGCGGGTGCGATGTGGAAAAACGGGCTGCTCAGCCAGACCTACATCAAGAGCCCGGACTGGCTGGACGACACACAGGCCATTCGCGCGCAGGAAATTCTGAATAACTATAAAGGCGCGCTAAACGCGGGAAAAACGCCGCTGCTTGAAGGTGGATGGACTGTTGAGAGTATCGGCCTGAACCCGGAAGACATGCAGCTCCTGCAAACGCGGGGCTTCAATGTGGAGACAATCTGCCGCTGGTTTGGTGTCGCCCCGGTTATGATCGGGCGCATGGAGAAATCCACAGCATGGGGATCTGGCCTTGAGCAAATGAACCTGTGGTTTCTGACTTACACGCTCCAGCCATGGCTGGTACGGATAGAGCAGTCCATTATTCGCTGCCTCCTGCTTCCGGCAGAAAGAGCCATATATTTCCCGAAGCATAACGTGGATGCATTGCTCCGGGCAGATAGTCAGGCGCGTGGCCAACTGGAGGCGCAGCAGGTTCAGAATGGCATCAAAACCCGCAATGAAGTGCGTGAAAAGGAGGGGCTGCCGCCATTGCCTGGTGGTGATGTTCTTACTGTGCAGGCCCAGATGATCCCGCTGACAGATGTTGGCGTGGTCGCCGTGCTGCCAGCCACAAAGCCCGTCAACGGTCCCGCTCAACCATCGCCACAGCCGCAAATCGGCACATTAGGAGATCCAGACGAATGAGAGGCGATATCGAAATCTGCGCTGTCCCTTTTGAGGTCAAGTTTGCCGCAGGTGATGCCGGAGCAAACGGCCATGTTGAGGGGTATGGGGCTGTATTTGGCAACACAGACTCCCATGGGGATGCCATTATGCCTGGCGCATTTGCCCGCTCTATTGCCGAGCGTAAGGCGCAGGGCCGGTCACTGCCAATGCACGTCATGCACGGCATTTTTGGCGGTGATGGCGTCCCGGCAGGCGTCTGGAATGAGATGGCGGAAGACAGCAAGGGCCTGCACGTCAAGGGCAAGATCAGTGGTACCAACACGGATGCCGGGCGTCTGCTTTATGAACGGGTAAAAGATGGCGCGCTGGGTGGCCTCTCCATTGGGTACAGCGTGCCGCAGGGTGGCTCAGTTAAGCTGACTGATCCCGGTGGCCCTAAACGCCAGATCAAGCAGGCCAATCTGTTTGAGGTCAGTCTGGTTGATGATCCCAGTAATGCCCTGGCGCGCGTGACGGAACTCAAGCGTCGGTCTGCCGGTGAGTATAAGGCCACACTTCAGGCTACCGCCGCCATTCAGGCTGTGGCGCAGGCCCTGAAAATCTATCAGGCATCGCTCCAGGGGAATGATGCCCCGACTGCCAATGAACGCCAGCAACTGCTGACCCATTTGCAGGATGCTTATGAGGCCCTCACCGGCTCACGCATGCCGGAAGGCATGAAAGCTGCCATGAGCAATCCCGCTGCCAAGTCTGACTTTGACAAGGCGATGGATCAGGCCATGTCAGACATGATGCGGGGTATGTCGGATGCCAGTATGACCGGAGATCCTGATCATGATTTCCTGTCCATGATGATCCCGCATCATCAGGGGGCCATTGCTATGGCGCAGGCGGAAATTGCACATGGCAAAAACGCCTCAACCATCGCGCTGGCGCGCGCCATCGTCTCTGCCCAGACTGGCCAGATTGCCGATATGCGGGAGATGCTGAGCGGCAAGAAATCTGCGGGCCGGATACCGGATGAAATGAAGTCCGTCGTGTCAGGTCTGCGGGAGGCCATTGGTGCTGCTCCCGCGCCAAGTGCCCTACTGCCACCGGGTCTGGGCAGCCTTTTGCTGTCCTGACGATTTCAAAGTTTCCACCCACCAGCCGCCCTATGAGGCGGCTTTTTTTATGGGAAAAATCCATGTCTACAGAAGCCGAATACAAAGCCGCCGTTGCTGACCTCAAGACTGCCACGGATGAAGTTAAGCAGTTTGCGGAAAAATCCAAAACTGAACTGAAAAACCTCGGTGAAGTCACCAAGGAAACCAAGGCCAGTGCCGATAAGGCCCTGACTGAAATGAACGCGCTTTCTGCCCGTCTGACTGAGATGGAGCAAAAGGGTGCTCGGGGTAGTGGCCAGAATGATCAGGCCACCCAGTCCATCGGCCAGCGTTTTGTTGCAGCGGATGAAGTTAAGGCCGCCATGGCGCGTGGCGCTACATGGAAAGGCACTGCGCAGATTGAGGTCAAGAACATTACCTCTGCCAGCTCTACCGGAGTATCCGGCACCACCGGGCTTGTCGTTGCAGACCGCCAGCCGCAGATCATCCAGCAGCCTACCCGCAAGCTGGTCATTCGTAACCTGCTGATGCCCGGCAATACAGCCTCCGGTGCCATTGATTACGTTAAGGAAAGCGGGTTTACCAACAATGCCGATTTCGTGGCAGAGAATCCCGCAAACCCCAAGCCTCAGTCTGATATCCAGTTCGATCTGGAAAGCCTGCCGGTCCGCACGATCGCCCATTTCATCATGGCGTCCAAGCAGATCCTTGCAGATGCGCCCATGCTCCAGAGTTACATTGATGGGCGGCTGCGCATCGGTCTCGGCCTGAAGGAAGATGATGCTCTCCTGAATGGCGATGGCACAGGCGTTACAATCAAGGGGCTCATGGCGCAGTCCGTGAAATATGCTCAACCTGCTGGTGTGTCGATCAAGGATGAGACCATGATCGACCGTCTGCGCCTGGCGATGTTGCAGACCACTCTGGCCGAATATCCGGCAACCGGGCACATCCTCAACCCGACTGACTGGGCCAGCATTGAACTAACAAAAGATGCCCAGCTCCGTTATGTCTTTGCCAATCCCATGGGGCTGTCCGGTTCCGTTCTGTGGGGCCTGCCAGTGGCGGAAAGCCTTGCTATGGCGCAGGGAAAATTCATGACCGGGGCATTCAGTCTCGCAGCTCAGATCTTTGACCGCGAAGATGCAACCGTCTCAATCTCGACCGAAGACCGGGATAATTTCGTCAAGAACATGGTCACAGTCCTGGCGGAAGAGCGCGTCGTTCTGGCGGTCTATCGTCCGGAAGCCCTGATTAACGGTGATTTCACCGGGATTACCGCACCCGCATCGAATGGCTGATCCAGCATAGGATTGTGATCATGAGGACAATCTCTGTCAGCGCCCCGGCTCAACCGGTGGCGCTTGCGCTGCGGGAAAGTCTAAAGGCGGATCTCGGCATCACGGATGATAGTCAGGACAGCAGGCTGGATGATCTGCTGCTTGATGCATCCGGTCTGGTGCTGGACTATATTGGCAGGCCGATACTGGACAGCACCTGGCGCGATGTCATCAAGATCCGTGGGGATGAGCAGCGGCTCAGCCTCATGCTGGGTGTCTATCCTGTCACCAAAATCATGGCGTTTGTGCCGCAGGGCGGCGCTCCCCTTACCCCGGAGCAGATTGCCGATCTGGATCTCATGGCGGACTCTGGCATAATTTACCCGCCTGCTTCCGGACCTGCCATCTGGTCTCCGGGGCAATATGTTGTGACCTACCAGGCAGGTTATACAGCCCCCAGCAGAGACAAAGACGGCACGCCGCAGCCCGGCACGCTTCCTCGTGCCATTTCTGCGGCGGTATTGGTGGCGGCAAAGGCGTCATGGCATGCTGCTGACAGAGACCCGCTACTCCGGTCAGAAAGCGAGCAGGGCACAGGATCATCAAGCTGGTCAGCTACGGCGGCAGGCTCCGGGGGGCTGCCTCAGTCTGCTGCGGATATGCTGGCCTCTTACCGATCAGGTGGCCTGCGATGAGCTACCGCACAGACCGCCGCCGCCGCCAGATCCAGATGAAGGGCCGCCCTATGACCATCCGTCGGCCGGGCCAGTCGGGTGGCGTGACCATGCAGGGCTATGCTCCGCC